CACACCTCATGCGACACAGTAAAATCAAAATTCAATCTACTTGGGCCGTTTCCCAGTATTGTCACTTCTTCTAACATAAATCTATAAGGTCTTTCTTGTATTTTGGATAATCATATTCCAAAAACGTTTTGTATTTCTTTATTAGTCTATACACTTCGGGATACACTAACTGTTCTGATATCAGTGCATTCCATTCATTGTCGCACATATTAATAATGTCGTCCATGATACAAAGTGTCTCTAATGAAAGTTTCTTTGCAAGGTATTGTTTGAGTAGGATAGGGTGTTGACCATTCTTACACTCCAATACTTTGTTGATATGTTTCTTCCTGAGTAAATCAGATACTTCGGTTTTAAACATATACGATAACTTCTGATTTCTGTTCTTCCATTCTTTATATCTTTTATCACACTCAGAATCTAACAAGTCTCCTGCCCAATAATCTCTGAACGAAAGATTTGCAACATAGAAATCCTGCAAGTCTTGTTTATATGTTTTGTATAACTTACCAAAATGGTATTTGTCTTTTCGTTTTAAGAACGAGTTTATATCAGACTTGACTTTACCGTTGTATTTGATAAAGTCATATGTGTCCGTGTGGAAGTGCAACTTTATCCCAAGATAAAGTGTATATGCATCATATCCATCACGACTCGTCATTACGACTTAACTAATGTCAATCCACTTGTTGCTTCTAAATGTGCAGCTGCGACCTTCTCATTTGAAGGAACAACAAACACTACCTGTTGGAAAATTGCACTAGTAGGATTCTCTGTCCCAGTTGCAGCTAATCCCTTTGCAAATCCCATTGAACCGTCTTGAGGGTTCGACAAAATCATTCTTGGGTCTTTCAACTCAACTGTTGCATCTTCCATAGAGACTAGTTTACCAACATACTCTCCACTGATTGTAACGACTGTTACTATATCATTTTTTTCCATAATATACTCCTATTCAAAAAAACTTGTTAACTTTGCTCTACCCACTTTTCCACGATTAACCATATTGAGACCTTGTGCCTCTGCTTCTAGTTTTTCTTTTAGTGGTGCAGAAATGAATCTCTTCGCAGATTCAGGTTCTAGATTATTCTTTTCGCATACTGAAATAATCGCATCCATGACATCTGTCTTTGACCTAAGTAGAATTTGTTCTACCTGTTCGGTAAATTCTTTTTTACTAATCACATTTATACTCCATGTAAATTTCGATATTGTTTTCTAAGACTATAGAGTTTATCGACATATTCTCTAGGGTCTGCTCCAAATACTTGACAACCACCACCGTCAACACCAACTACTGCAACGACTTCTTTAATCTCTTCACCCGTAAGTTCTTCGACCATTATTGCGTACGCAGTCATTTGATGATACCAAGGCTCTGCCATGTATTCCTCTTTGTACTTTGAACTAGTTTTGAAATCTATAATACAAAGTTCATCGTCCCATATTCCAACACAATCTACTTGTCCTGCCATTTGTAATGAATCACTATACATACCTGCTTCAAGAGCAATAGGAATGATATTATCCAGTACTGGTTGGACTGCTTCAAACATTGAAGATTCTATAATGTTATCAAAAAATATTGGTTCTTCTGCACGAAGATATTGTTCAAATAATGAGTGCATTCTAGTACCACGTTTGGCTGCACTTGTAGAAATTTTGTTTGCGACTTCCTCACCGACTCGTTCTCTCCACAACTTAATGTGGTCTCTAGTGAGTAGTCCAGTGACTGTAGTCACACTTGGATACTTTTGTCCTTCGGGTGTTTGATAAAACCTCTTACCGTTCTCTTGGACACGAGTCATGCTTTCCTGCAGTTGTTCTAAATCACCTAATCCTATCAAATTATCCATAGTTATATTTTACCCTTTTTTAGACTGTATGTCCATATGTTTTTTAACTACGTCAATACTTTTTTGTGTCTTAGTATCTACACCGTTATATCTTTTATCAACTGTTGAGCCTGGATATGCTTTACCAACGTTGGATAACACTTCCTTAAAACCTGCATCAGTTTTTACACGGTCTCCTACACCACCAACAATTGAAGGAGAACCTATAATCTGTTTAAGGTGTGGACATTCTTCTTTGAATGCATCTAGGTCTTTCCACGACATGAAGTGGTCTTCGGTTTCACCAGTAAGGGTGTTTTGAAATTCGTAGGTAGGCATTAGATACTCATAAATTGTGGGACTGGTCGTTCAGTCCATTTCGCAAAATCTTTTTTGTAGACTGCATAGTATTTATGGTACGCAGTAATAGTTGATTCTGATTTGACATCGTCAGGCATACACTGAGGTGGTTCTGAATAAACACCTAGTGTAATATTGTTCGGTAAATTGTTTAATAACTTTCTGAGTTTTTTGTCGGTCAAATGTATTTTACCATATCGATATGTGTACTCGTCACATAATGCAACAAACATATCGTATGCATATTGATACTGGATTGCATTCTCACGAACCCATTGTGTAGAAGGGTGATTGATATGAGACGCTTTGTATAAAGTATCTTCCATGTTTCCATCTAGTTTCCAACGTTGAATTCTGCGACCACTGGATGCATCTGTATATTGTTTTCCGTCCAGTATCCTATGTGCAGTCGATAACATTTGTGCATACTCTATTATCATTTTGACAACGTGTTTGTCACAATGTAATTCTGCAGATTGTACAGGGTCTTTATGAAGGTAAAATAAATTCATGCTTCTATTATACCACTAGTGTCTTCTTTATGCAAGTGGTTAAAAACTATCATCTATAATAGGTTCATGTTTGTCGTAGTCGTAACCTCTCTGCAGGACGTAGTGTCCTGTTCCAGTTCCAACATAATCAAATCCTTGTCTAACTGTTGAAGGTGCAACATAGTCAAGATATCGACCCACCCAACAGTTATTTTGTTCACAATAATACTCAATCTCTTCGTAAGTTCCATGTGCATATTGTTTGAACTTGCCTTCCTCATCTAGGATTTCTGCAAATTCTTGTTTGTCTATGCCACCTCTTGGTGGCTTAAACGAGTCTAATAAATTTAATTGTTTCATTTGTAAAATAAATGGTTGTTAATAATAACTGTTTGCCTTAAGGAATCTGCCCAATAAGGGTAAACTGAATCATTATGGTAATGAGTCGAACCCTCAGTAATGTCTCCGTATGAGTTCCAAATTACACTACTCGCAACACTTAGTGAAAGCATCCAAGTTGCACTGTCCACTGGTTCATCTGACTTTCCATCGCAGAACCAACTGAACTGACACATATTACGGATAGGAACTGAAGTACCTTTCCAGTTCTTTCCCCATCTCGCTTGATATACAACACCACAAATAGTGTCGGGATAATGTTGAGATTCAACACGATTGATAACAACTTGTGCAACTGCTATCTTCCCTGCGACTGGTTGGTTACCAGCTTCAAAATAGATATTCTTTGCGAGACAAACTGCCTCACCATTCTCATCTGATGCATGAGCTGGTGCAGCCCACATACCAAGACAAAATCCTAATACAAAAATACACAGGTACTTTAAATAATTACTAATATTTTTGTCTGACATATTACTTTCCTTCTTTGTAATCAACCCATGCATTAAAGATAACCATAGATTGTTCTTTACTAAAATCGAATTGTTCTTGCAACCATCGAGGTGCTCCAAACATATTCATTTGACCACTCGCTTGAAGTGCATCTAATTCGGGGAACCATTCTGCAGGTTCAAACGGAATTTGATTTTGATTCATACCCTCAAACATTTTAGTAACCACTTGTTGTGTGGGCATATGCATCGGGACAATTAATTTCCCCACAAACACAACCACCATTTTCTAATTCATCTTCGGGGTCGGGTGCAAACTCACTTGGGTGTTTGACACCATACGTTTCTAGATTGTAAACTTCTTCAGGTGTAAGTTTTCCACCACTTGTCTCAGACAAGATTTCATAATGCGTTGTCATAGTATTCCCTCTTCACATTGTGATTGGTGCATTTCTCCAAACTCCAATTCTAGTTGTTGTTCTTGAACAGGAACCAATTCACTTATTTCTTTTAATATTTCTTCTACCTTTTCATCACTACAATGTCCAACGACATCTTGCGTGATTGGTGTGTAATAGGTAATCTCTTTATTACTATCAAGGACTGCAATCTCCCAAAGATTATCTTCGAACTCATCATAAGGCCCACCGTAAGAACCGTCATGACATACAACACTTGCACCATAACCGTTCTCAAACTCATAAATTTTTTGTACACCATTTAGTACATGATTATTAAACTCAACTGGCTTTTGCATATTCGTAATCCTCTATATCCATTTCAAGTTCTTCTTTCTCATTACTGATTTCCCTTTTCTTATCTTCAAAAGGTTCAACCAAGTCATAGATTGCAGATTCGAGTTTGTTCACACACTTGCGAACTTCGTCAATCTTCCACTCTAATTCTTTTTCGTCAATACCGTTATCTTCTGCAAGTCCCATGACTGCAAGATAGATATTGGAAGGAACATCATTATATTTAATTCCTTTAGTCTCTGAGTTAACTGTTGAGATAACTGATTCCATGTCCCAAGATTTATCTTCCAGTTCACTAATTTTTTTATTTGTATCTTCTATATTCATTATGCGGCCTCCTTCGCCTCAAACCATTTTTTAAGTCCTGCTTCTTTGTGGACTATCGCACCATCTTCCATTGTGAAGACAGCATCATAATTAATTGAATCGGGGTTTGAACCTTCGTAAGTCCAAACTGCGACTTTCTTGAGAATCTCACTTCTCATATAACCGTAGTCGCCATTTTCTTCGGTCTTCTTAGAAGTCCAATTACCTTCAGCATTCTTCTCAAGAATGTAAGGGGACTCCCAGTCTGCAATATGTTCAGACAAATCATTCTCGTCAATGAGTTCCCAGTTAATAACATATTCCATTGAAGCACCATTCTCATAAGAGTGAATGAACGCAGTCTCCTCGACCAAGTTCTCAAGATACTCCGTGTTAATGAAATCTATATCAGTAATAAGATATGACGAACCACCCTTAAACTTCCAGTACGCTTCTGAAACACCATGCACATAATCCTCGTCATGAGCGGCATAGTTTTCTTTGTATTGGGTTTGAATGATTAGATTTAGCATATTTATTCCTTATTAATTTTCTACTCTACTAGTATAACAAAAAGTGATACCCATTGTCAAGCACTGATTATCTAAGATAATCAGGCCCGTACTTTCTCATACCAGTAATTTGGTATCCTTTGAAAAGGTTTCCTCTTGGAGCATTAAGAGCAGGAGTTGCCCACCCAGCAGACATTAAAACGTCTCCACATTTGAATGTGATTCCACTTGATTTAGTCCACTCTGCTTTATTAATGAAACCCCAAACTGAACGTTGGTTTCCACTGTTGGTTATAATTTTTATGTATTTCCTAGACACTTTGTATTCATAAGAATAATCTGTAAGTGTAGGATATTGTTTTAGGTGTTCAGATTGTAAATCCTCACACAACTTATTACATAATTGAAGTAATTCCTGTTCTTGATTTACTTCATTAACCAGTTCTGATACTTTCATATTTTCTCCGTTTTTCTTTATCATGTATACAGTATACTAAAAAAAGAGAGTCATTGTCAAGCTTTTAAAGCACAAATAAAGCATAAAAAAGTACTAAAATCATACCTAGAAATGCTAACTTCATTTCGTCATCATGTCTCATTTTCATTTAACCGTGCCTCCACTAACTGTTTAACCTTGTCTAACTTATACCATATTCCACTAAAAATTTCAGTATGGTCTTTCCATTCTACAATATATCTTTTATAACCATAAGGTCTTTCACTAAAGATACGGACATCTCCATAACTCTCTTCTAATAATCTCATAGTTCTTTCTTTTGATTTAAATAAGTTAGTACAGCTTTCCTTTCAATCTTATTGAGTTGAGTCATAGATTTAAAATTACTCCATACCATTCCATAAGTCGTCATTCGATTTCCTGCAGTTACAGCTGCATTCCATAACTCATAAGACTCATCGTCATTCCCTGCAAACAAAGTTCCGTTCTCACAATTTGTTATTAGTTCTCGACCCAGTTTAACCACTTGCATGACCTTTGGGTCTTCTGCATAGTATTCACCTGCTTTCATTGTATTCTCCATTTATTAAAGTTGATTCATTATATGAAAAAAAAGGGGTCATAGTCAACCCCTTTTTCATTATACTCCTAAAACGTCATCAAGAGTTATGGTTACTTGTGCTTGTAAAGAATCACTCTTTTTTGCACCTAGTGTTTCATTTGCAACTACAGAAGCTGCTTTATCCTTTTTCTCTTTTTGAATAGCTTTCAACTCTTTCTGTATTGCAGAGTGAGTAGAATAAACAGGTTGTGATTTCACTTCTGTTTCATAGTCGTCATGATTGTTTATTTGTGCAACAAAGTTATCTGTTTTAAAAATTTCAGAAGGATTAAGACAATCATTTTCACGGATTTTTTCAAAGATGGTTTCCCAAGTTTCTATTTCTTGATTGTAATCTTGAATAACCATTGCTCTTGCTTTCATAATACCATGTGTTTTTATTTGAGTATCTTCTGCATACATGATTGCACTAGTTGGTTTTCCAGTTTCCACATACTTCTTAAGTGCTTTAAGAAACTGTTTTTGTGCATATCCATTTGCAAGTGTAGTTCCATATTCTTCAGTATGATTGTTGTGTCTCATACCAGTCGCCTTCTTCAATTTATGGTCTGTAATCAACTTTGAGATTTTTGTTTCACTCATACTTTCACACATTGACACAACACCAGTTCCTTCCTAGCTTCAACTATTGCCTTGCGAGATTTCCAATGGCATTGTGGGTCAATATCATAAACCCATTGTGCGATTACATCTTCGTCTTTTGGAAGTTCTTCATTATTAGTTAATCTGATACCAGCATTAATCAATGGTGTTGCAGATTGAGTTGTTCCTTTTGGTTTGGTCAAGTTGTAATTAGAACCTAAACCAATTTTAAACTTCTCAGCTTCATTTGGAAACTCCACAACTTCGAATGCATAATACTCAACACCATTATCATTGAACATCATTAACCTATGATTTCCTACTTCAATTTGAAAAAGAGATTTGTATACATTCAAACTTCCGTCTTCATTGTACTTTCCTTTCTTTATGGTAACCATAGGAATTGGTTGATTGTAATCTACTCCAGGCTCAAATTGAATTAGAAGTTTTTTTGAGTCTTGAGTTGATAATGGAACACCACTTTTATATGGTTGATACTTTACCAAGTTTGAATTTACATAGAAATGTACTCTATCCACTGGGATACAAAAGATTCCTTTCGAGTCATACTCTGCTCTTGGAAAAAGGTCGGGTCTGAATAGACCAAGTAGAATTGCCTCGTTTATTTTTTTCTCAGTTATGTCATCGAGGTTCATGACTTTTAGGTGCTGAGGCACGCTATGTGGTTTTAATACCATTTTCATTCTCCCGTAATACAGGGTGGTCTTTCTCCAAACCCATTTCGGAAATCGAAACGTTTAAGTTTGAGAAATGACTTCTGTCGTTACTATGTTCTATTATACTATAAACTACCGTCTATTGTCTAGAGGTTTTTTTGAATTTCGTCCAGTTCTTTTAGTTTCTTATTAATTATATCTACCCTGTTCGGCCAATAGATATAGTCCTTGTCTGAATCCTTTGCAAGATTTTCAAGTAGGGGTCTTACAAAATTATCGAGTTTGTTAATTACATCTGTTGCAGTTGTAGTCTTCTCAATAATCTTAGTGTCAATGGCCGCAAGTTCATCAGCGTCCATAGCAGTAAAACCAAAATCGTTATATTCTGTACTCATATTATTATTTATGATATCCTATGTTCTCAAAATCGTTAGGGAAAGATTTCTGTATGTATTCTTTTGTACGTTCCCCAAAAAGTAGATTAGATAAAGTATCTGCACCACTAGGTTTGATTCCATACTCCTCATATGCCTCCTCATTGGTGTTATAATATTTTCTCATATCAACCTTAAACCCTTCAATGGAAATTACAGTACCAGTAACATCTTCTAGTTTAATATGTTTAAGGTTTCTTAATTTCTCTCCTTCCCAACTCATATATTTCCATTGGGGACAAAACAATGTATGACCCGATAGTTGGTGTGGAGTTTTTTCAAAAAATCTCTCTGGCCTTCCACCATATGCCATAACTACAGGTATAAAGGATAGTTGTGAATTAAATCTTTCATAAGGGTGTCGAGTTATACAGTAGATAGGTAAATGTTTCCAATCATTCCAAAACCCAGGCATCATGTTAGCAATTTCATATGGTGTATAGTGTTCACATTCGGGAATTAAATGTACCACTTCAAGTTCTTCATGTTTTTGTAATTCTTCTCTCAATGTAGTTCCACCACATTTCATAGGGTGTGAAATAAAACAAATAAAGTCGCCTGAGGATTTTTCAATAACACCAATCATTTTGTAAATCTTTCCATGTCTCTGAAAGTTTCTTTGTCACTTTGGACTTCTTGGTAGTTTGCAAATGCCTGAATTGTAAGTTCGGGAATTTCTATGTCGGGATAACTGGTAATCAAATAATACACTACACTCGATACACTAGACCATTGAAGACTAGGTATATCTTCGTTCTGTAACAGTCCTAGGTTAAGTGTAGTGCATTTATATTTCTTATCGGAGTTGTACGTTAGGTTATTACTCAAATGGTTTAGAGAGGACTTCTGAGAGGCATACATATGTCCCTTAGAAATGTTTGGTTGACTTGCACGACTAGAAAAATTTATGATTTGTTTTGTACTATCATTTTTCCAT